CCAAAAATTGATACCTTATCACCTGCTGGACTTTCAACATAAAGATACGGATCATGTGAGGTAGTCGTCATAATACGATTACCATCTTCATCCCACGTGAATAGGTTAATTACACCTTCACGACCGTTATAAATTGCATTCCTATACGCCACATATATAGTATATAGTAGTTCCTAATATAATCTACTACTAATTCCACTCTTGTAGAAATGTTCTCTCCGTAGAGTTATACGGTGTATTTAGAGACTCTAAAATAGCACCAATATTAGAGTCCTGCTCTAATATTCTATTCACGCCAATTTCACGTAAGGCTTTAATATTTTTGTAATATTTACTTCTATTTTTCCATCTCAAAATAGTGTCTATTTTATCACTAAATTCCTCAACACTACTAAATTTGAGAGAAGGTGGAGCTGTACTATATGTTTCCATATCTTGACATAAGCAAGGTATACCTAAAGTACACGCTTCAATAAATTTAATATCTGATTTAGCTTTATTAAAATTGTTAACTTGAAGCGGCGCTACCATTAACTGAACATCCAACTTGCTAATTAACCTCGGATAATTCAATAAATTCTGCCACGGATAAAATTCGATTTTATTACCTTTAACTAAGTCTGCTAATTGTGGTGGAAATGCACCAACAAATACCCACTGATATTTATCTACTGTTTTTCTAACATAATCTCGTACACCAGCGAAATCATCCTTACCATCCACTTTATTTTCTACATCATAATGAGCTCCAGATCCTGTATATAGAATTCTTGGCTTTTTTCTATTTACCTCCAACTGCTTTGCAACTTTTTGACCATCAAATAAATGCCCTAACCAAAAATTTGGTACAAAGTTAGGGATAACAGTAATATTTTGCTGACCTGTCCTCTCCTTATATAACCGTCTCATGAAGTCGCACGTCACTGTGACCTCATCAACGCTATTAATAATTTCAATACAGTTGTTACGAATTTCATCATTATCGAATGCGAACTTAAATTTATTGTAGTCAGGGATATCTTCTCTGAATACAACATCATCTACTTCATATATTAGTTTAAATCCATATTCTGGTTGTATTTTTTTAAGAAATTTAACAAATTGAACTTGAGTATTAGATGCCTGTCTCTGAAGTTTAACAACTTTTACATTCTGATAAAATCTAGGATCAGTAACCATAGATGTAATAGAATGGGAGATACCAACAGATGTAGCGTTGATAACTTGTTCTGGCCAAAGAATTCGCCAATGGCCACACCCGGAGAGATCAGCTAAATAATTAATATATCTCGGTAAAGACATTTCAGGCGGTTCAGGATTATTCTGACCCGGGCTGAGATTATTTTGAGGCGCAGAATTATAATATGGCGCAGGGTGTGGTTGTACATGGGGTTGTACGAATGGTGGTGTAAACATCGGCGTTATTTATATTAAATTTCAGTATAATCAACCCTACGAGTTATACCGTTTTGTTTGGTTAAGAATATAACATCACCAGTAACAGCTTTGATAGATTCCTTTCTATGTGATATAACAATTGTACTCTCGTTTAGTTCATTAACACGATCTTGTAATATCTGTGTCACCATTTCAATACCCTTTTCATCGAATGAACTATCAAACAATTCATCATATATACTAATATTATATCTAACACCACCTTGAAGTCTTCTAATGTCTGAAAACGTAAACAAGCACGCTAAATCAATAGCTTTTCTTTCCGCGCCAGAAAAATTAAAATAAGAACATATCTTATTCTTTTCATTAATTATTTCTTCTTCAAAATATTCATTAAAAATACATATAGAGTTTGAATCTAATCTTTTAAGGTATTGTAGTAATCTACTGTTTAGTAGTTCTAATAGTTTATTAACAATATAAGACTTAACACCCTCTTCAGATACTACATATTTAACAACATCTAATTTAGATATTTGCTTTTTAAGATCATCTACCTTTTCTGCTAAATTGCTAATTCTTTCACCCGACGTATCAATTAAATTATCGAAGTCTGTATCTGTACTTTCTATTGCTTCTAAGTCTATTAGAAGCTCTTCTTGCCATTTATTTATTTGTTTAATTTTATCTTTGATACTATCAACACGTTGTTCAGCTAATTTAGCATCTACTAACTTTTTATTTTTATCATTAACTGCCTCAATTATTTTACTTTTTACATTACGATAATTATTAAGTGATTTAGTTATAGCCTTAATATTTTTACATGTATCATCTAAATTAGATGTTAGTATTTTCTTTTCGTTATTGATATGATCTATATCATGATCTTCAACTCGTCTTAAACAAACAGGGCAAGTCTCTTCTTTAGTACCTAACTTTTCTAACGTATTTTTAAGATGGTCACGTTTAGCTTTTTCTGAACTAACAGCTTCTAACTGTTCAACGATTTTTGTATCACATTTAGTTACACGTGTATTTAATTCATCGATTGAACTCTTAATACTTGTCAAATCTTTAGTTTTACATTCTGTTATATGTGATTCTAATTTTTGCAGATCGTTTATATTATTCTGCTGTCTATTTTTATAAACCTCCTTCTTACTATTACGCTTGCTAATTACTTCATCCCGTTGAGATGTATATTCATCATATGTTTTCTTTAATTCGTCTAATAAAGTACTTTCAATATCATACTCTTTTTTAATTTCATTATATTCAGCACGTAGTGTTGATAGCATTTGAGAAAATACCTCCATACCAAAAATATCTTCAATAAACTTTCGCTTTTCAACTTTATTTTTAGCCATAAACGGTATAGCATTGTTAACTGTCATTATAATACAGTTTTTAAAAATAGAAGGTGAAGCACTGGTTACATCACAAATATATTTGTTTGTATTTGATATACTATCTCTCGTTTTATCTTTATCATTCTTATAGATATAGACCTTAGAAGGTCCTAATTCACGTACTATCTTATATTGATTTGTACCAGCTGGAGTTTTAACCTCAAAATCTAATTCAATATGAGTCTTACCGCTAGTCATATTATTAGGTATAAGATCCTTTTTAATATCGCGTAAGGTTTCACCAAAAATTGCAAAATATATAGCGTCTGCTATTGTACTTTTACCTATTGCATTTCTACGGTCAGGTTTATCGTAATTAATACCCGTTATAACATGCAAACCTTTATTAAAGTCTACAGATACTACCTCATCACCGACAGATAAAAAATTTACTATACTAATTCGCTGAAAATTTACTTCTTTCATATAAGTCTAATGTATAATCAATAATTTCTTTCTTATTACCAATATCTAACAGCTTTACAAATTCTTGAATAGCTTGATTTATCTCAATCCCTGACATATCTTCTACATCTACCGTATCATTCAATAATCTATTGAAATTAATATCATAATCTACAGTTAATGATTCAGGTTTAAGTTTATGTAGAACGCTCAATAATATATCCATATCACTTTGCGATATATTCATATCAATTTTAAGTTTAACTAAATTATTAGCTATACTTTCAATAATATATGGTGTAATATTCTTTTCACGTACGAGGTCACTTAAATTAAGCTTTTTATATCGTGATGAAACATTATTAGGAGTAAATTGATAGTTATTACTATTGATATCTAATATATAATAACCTTTTTGATTTTCTGTATCACCGAAATCCATCTGAAATGGATTACCTACATATAATATAGTACCAGCACCGAACTTCTTTTCATGTCTTGTATGAAAATGTCCTGAGATAATTAAGCTTGACCTTTTAAGGAGGTCTTTTATCTTTAATCCTTCTTCACATACTTTAAAAGCTGTCATTTTAAACGTCTCAATTTCAAAATGACCAAAAATTATATCACTATTCTCGATTTCACTAATAGATGTATTCCATGGACAAAAAGATATTTTCTTATCAAACGCTTCAACAGTCTGATACTTGTCTAATACAGTTATATTTTTTCTACTCTTAAAAACTGATAGAGAATTAACATCAGTTCTATATTTGTAATAGATATCATGATTACCTGTTATTATAATAAGGTTAAAATCCGCTAGTATATCTAAAATATCAGCTGATACTTGTAATGTACTTACAGATATTTCACTTCTATTATGATGCCAATCTCCACAAAAGATAATATCAACAATATCGTTTGATATACATTCCTGCTTAAACCAGTTAGCCCATTCAACAGCATTCTTATGCCATTCCGGGCTGTTACCATGTACACCTAAGTGTAAGTCAGATATAATAGCGACTTTAGAATTATTAATCGTCGGAATCATCATCAACAGGCTTTACATATATATGACCGTGAGTGTTGTTAGGGTCTGCCATGTATTCTTCGTAAACCTTTTCTTTATAATTACAAATAGCTTCGTGATGCTTTTTCTCTTTCTTAATACGATTAATAAAAGCGTGATATGCTATTGTAGTAAAGTACGAGAAGGGGTTAGATCCAGTTTCAAATTTATATTTTTTATGCTTTAAAGCAGAATACATTTTAATAAGAGCATCTCCTATCATATCATCTTTATATGTATAATTTATAAAAGAAGAATTATAACTTAGACCGTAGGCAATCTTTTTAATATTTTCAGCCAAGTCATCTGTCAAATTGTCTGAATCATAATACTTACGAAGAGACTCTTTAAAGATCTTAGGTTGAATATAGTATTGTTCCTTGGACATTATATTAATATAGCATACTATTACTAAAAAACAAGGTATTAAATGTTAAAAGTCTTCTCAGTATAAGAAATTTTTTCTTTATTATAAATTTGCTTACGTTTAGCACTATGCTTTACACCATATACTAGATCATCACATATATCTAATATTACTAACCTGTTTTTTGTATTATGTTTTCTTAAACCTCTACCTATTGATTGAACTGTACGTATAAAGGACTTACCACCAGCTGCAAAAATAATATTATGCAAGTTTTTAACGTTTACACCTGTTGAAAAGATAGCACTAATAGCGATACATATAACATTAGAACTATTCTCCATTATTTGTTTGATTTTTTCCCTTTCGTCGACTTCTACCTCACCACGTATAAAGAATACCTGCTTATCTGTTACATTTGCTAGATATTCTTCCAGTTTTTCACCATGTTTTATATGATTAACTAGTAATAGGGTATTATTACTAAGCTTTTCACATACTTTACGTATAAAATTGTTACGATCATGTGAATCATAAATAAAATCTAACTCTTCTTTATATTTGTTATCTGTAATATAGCGTAAAGGCTTCGAATATTTGAGAGTCAGTACTTTGACAGTCACATTTACAAGATGATCTTCCTGTCTTAGCTCATAACTATTCTTTTCATATATAACTGGTCCTAATCTACCTATTACAGCCCATTTATTTAACAGATTTTCGGATAACGTACCTGTAAACCCAAATTTATTCTGCGTTTTAATTTGTTTAATAAGCTTAGCTGTTTTAGATGTTGCTGTTATACGATGACACTCATCAACTATTAACAAATCTATATATTTTATCCAATCATTCTTATCAAACCTACTTTGAATTACTCCAGTATTAGCGATTATAACATTAGCCGTTAGATCTGGATCGATACTACCAGTCCATCTTGTAAGTTTATACGTAGAACCGCATTCTATAAACTCTTTATATGTTTGCTCAACCAAGCCTAGGTCTGGTACAATGACTAAACATTTAAATGTATCAATATCCGGAGCTTTTCTATAAAAATTCTCAATAAGAGCTGCAGTTGTAAATGTCTTACCTGCACCTGTCCCTAGTACACATGTACCTCTCCCCAAGCTCAATGCACGTTCAACTACATCCAGCTGATAATCACGTAATGTAAATTTAAAATTATTGTATATAACACCAGGTATACCTACATTGAGAACTGAACGTAGGTTATCTGTAATGTTAACATCTATATTGATTTGATTCTCACGTAGAAATATTCGAATATCCCAATATAAACCTAATTCACATGTACCGTTAGGTGTTATAACGTACTTTCTCCGCGGTGCAAACTTATTAAAACGTCTAGCAAACCTAGCATCATCATTGTTAACGCTAAAATTTTCACGTATTTGACTAAGAATAGCTTTATCTTCGCAATTTATTACAAGCCTATTAGAGCTTTTAATATAATCAAATGTTATCATAGAGTTTCTAACTTGTTAATCTCTATAATATTTTTACAATCCCAAGTCATTTGATGTAATATCTTCTCAACCTTTTCAAGATAAGTTATTATCAAATCATATTCTTTGATATCATCTGCAATAGACATAATAGCGTCATGCTTTTCTGCTGCTTGCTCGGCCGCTGTTATAGATATCTTAATAGGTGATGCGGAAATAACTTCCTTAATTATATCTTTCTTGCGCTGTTTTTTAGATTTAATTAGTTTATCTTTCGCAACGCGCGCTTCAACTAATCTTGCTACCCAAAAATGTTTTGTAGCTGGTAATTTAAGCTGCACATTTTTAAGATTGAAATCATCGATAACTAAATCTGCACCAACCTCTTTGATATATCTTTGAAGAAGTTCCATACATATAATATAAATAATTATATGCCAAAATCAAGTAATAAGTTTGAGCAGCTCTTTTTATATTACCTTCACGAAGATATCGATACTACTGGTGCATTAGGTGGATCTCCTGGGGGGTTTAATCCACCAGAAAATATTAACTCATCAGATTTTTACGCGCCAGGCGATGCACGAAGACCTAAAGTTTTGGGTGGCATACAGACAAGAGGCACCTTAATTAAGAAGAAGAAAAAAAAGCGGAAAAAGAAAAATAGTGTCAGAAAAAAACGAGATTGATTTAGGTCATTGGGAGTCGAATATACTGTGTGAGAATACAACAGTACCATTTGGATTCATATATAAAATTACCAATTTACAAACTAATAAAAAGTATATTGGTAAAAAACAATGCCTAACTACAATTAAACGACCCCCACTTAAGGGTAAAAAAAATAAAAGACACATTATTAAGGAGACAGATTGGCGTGATTATACTTCTTCCTCTAATGAACTTAATAAAGATATTAAGCGTTTAGGTAAAGATAATTTTAAGTTTGAAATTATAAAGTTTTGTGTTTCTAAGTGGCAATTAAGTTACCATGAAGCTAAATTACAGTTTGAAGAAGAGGTTTTACTTAGAGAAGACTTTTACAACGGTATAATTAATTGCCGTATAGGAAAAGGAAAAGATATATAATTGATATATGGCTTCTCAATATGTAGTAGATACTGAAAGAGATATTACATTTATTGATCTTAACTATTCATTGTATAATTCGTTTAAAGAGTATACTCTCTATATAACTGAGAATGAATTAACATTGTCTAGAGCTGATAAAAATAAGCTAGGTTTACATTTTATTATTAATCAGATATTAGACGTTTGCTCTGAAACATCAGATAGTAAATGGTTTTATTATAAGACATCAGATAGTATAGAATCTAAATTAGTTAAAAGACTTTTTAATTCTCTACCATCAAATATTACTTATGATACATGTGATTTTAATGAATTTATAGCAAATAGAGAGTATAGTGCTTACATTAGAAAAGATGTATCAGCAGTTAGTTTTCAAAAATTTTTTAACTTTGTTCGAAGGTATGACTTAAAAGAATTAGAGCATAAATTTAAAAGTAATATAAATATAAAACGATCACTACTTCCATAAATATATGTATGAAAAACTTTCTTAAGTTGGTGGAGGAAAACACTCCAGGTAATTCTAAGTATGAAATAGTATTACGCGGGCCTGATGGTGATGTATCAAAGGTAGATCTTTCCGGTACAGAGTATGCTTACGATCTCTTCATGAATATTAAAAAGATTATTGAAATGGGAGAGGATATTGAAGTACCGGCTGAGGATGAAAGTGGTGTGTTGTCACCGGCAGAAACTGATGCATTAGAAGTAGCTGGTAGCTTAGTTAAAGATCCTAGAAGGCGTTCTTTTCGATCAGATCCTAAGAAAACTTTAGAGAGAGCTTTAGGTGATATGTATAAAAAAGTTGCAGCGAAAGTTAAAGCGGTAGCTAACAAAGTATAGATAAAATTATGAAAACATTACAATTAATAGAGAAGTATAAAACCTTACTTGAACAAGATGAGGATTTAGGTTTAGCTGATGCAACAGATGTAACAGAGCAGCCTGAAGCGCCTACACCTCTTACTGCTGAAGGAGAAAAATATTTAATTGGATTAGTGGTTAAAGCTTTTTTACATACAGCAGATGATAGTGAAGCTAAGATTGCTAGAGAATTGCAAGCTACAATGTTAGAAGGTAACCCTAAAGATGTAGTCGAAACTATCGAAAATTTTCTAGAAATAAGCCCTGTTGATACTGAACAATCATTAGATAAGATTACTGATATTGAATCATGAATTATGGTAGTAGAAGTTTAGCAGATTTGTATGGTGAAGTAGCTAGTAAAGAGGTTTCCCCGCGTAGACATTTAAATATTTTCGGTGAAGAGGTTGAGGAGTCATCCGATAAAAATGCAGTAGAAAATTTAGCTGCAAAAGTCGTTAGTATTGGTAAAACTGGGTATTTAGCGGCAGATGATATTTTATATTTAAATCAGTATTTAGATGCTCGAGTCTCAGTACCGGTTATAAAAGAATACCTCTACAGTAAAAATATAACAGAAAAAACCTTAACTGATAAGGACGCCATTAAAGGTATAACTAATATTTTACAAACAAATGGAGTTGCTGGTAATTTTGTAAAATATATTAAATCACCATTAGAATTTACATCTATGAGAAAGTCTGGTAATCTGATTGATAAAATTTCAAAAGACCTAGAACAATATGATATCCCTAAAAGTGTAATTGTTGAGCTAATGCAGTTTGAAGGTATAGAAGGTGGTAGAGGTGTAGGTCAATGCGAGTTAGGGCTAGCCACCATATTTAAGGACGTATCAGATCGTGACGATCATGGAGATCTCAGTCTTAATGGAGCCTATCTAGAAGTGAAAGGTAGTAAAGCTAGACTAGGGGGAAGAGATGTAGCAGTTGCAGGGTTTGAACAGACAAAATTAGGTCAACTGGCAGTTGCTGCAAAATTTGAAGGTAGACCTACTAAAGGAGGTTTAAAATATAATATAGCAGAAACAATATTTAATTTAAAACGGTTAGGTACTGAAGATAAAGTTCTAAAAGATGCGGTAGATGAGTTTGTTAAAAGTAACTACAGTGATGCAGATTGTGGTAGTGGGATTGATTTTAGTGATTTAGATACAGTAAGAAAATATCTAGAAACATGCTATTATATGAATTACGCTAATAAAGAAAAAGTTTCTTATTTTATATTCGTTAATACCGGAACCTCTAAAAAGGCGGGATCCGAGGTAAAGACACCTACAGCAAATTTCGGACAATATATTATCTTTGTTAAAGAGGATATATCTGCATATATAAATGGTGGCGCCTTAAGTGCCGGTACGATAACTTCCTTGAATGTATACCCTAGTGTTGGTGCTCCAAAAATTGGAAATATACCTGATGAGCAGGCCCCAAGTGAATAATAAATTAACTGATATGAAAAACTTTAAACTATATTTCGAGCAATATAAGCTCATAGAAGAAGCTACTAAAGCTAATACACACCTCACACACTTAGAAGAATTGGTTCTAACTAAGGGAGAGAAGGGATACAATACAGCTAGAGGCTTTATCACAGATTTACTTTCACACTTACAAGGTAAAAGTAAACGTAAGGTTAATACTTCAGTTAAGTGGGATGGTGCACCTGCTATTTTTGCTGGTAAACACCCTGATACCGGTAAATTCTTTGTCGGCACAAAATCTATATTTAATAAAGAGCCAAAGATTAACTATACTGATAATGATGTAGAAATGAATCATGGGCATGCTCCTGGGTTAGCAGATAAACTTAAGAAGGCTCTTAAGTATCTACCCAAATTAGGTATCAAAGGTATACTTCAAGGTGACTTTATGTTTGATTCATCATCTGTAGGTAAGGTAAACATTGATGGTGTAACACATTATATATTTAAACCCAATACTATTAAATATGCAGTTGAAGCAGATTCGAAGTTGGGTCAAGAAATTGCTAATTCAGTATTTGGTATAGTCTTCCATACAGGGTATGATGATCTTAATAGCTCACCGCAATACGGTATTAACGTTAGAGGTCTTAAAAAGATCCCAGGTGTTTGGGTAGATGATGCGGTATTTACTGATGCTACTGGAACTGTAACACTTACTAAGGATGAAGCTAAACAAATTAGAGATCTAGTTAAAACAGCTGATTCAGTAAAAATTAACTATAAAGATTTACCGTTAGATCTTCTAAACATTTATGCTAACTCAGAAATACAGAGAGGTACATTTCTTGAAGATCCAGAAAATTCATATAACAATTTCGTAGAGTGGTTTAAGGGCCGGATGGCTAAAGAGATAGATAAAAGAAAATCTAAAGCCGGGAAGGTAAAGGTTGAAGAGAGTTTCAAGAAGAAAATAGCTGAGTTTAAAGGGCAGAAAGATAGCATTGTTAATATACTTAAAGTTAGTAAATTACTCTCACAAGCAAAGCAAATTTTTATTAATAAATATAACAATGCTGTATATAGTACAAAGCATTTCCTCGATGCAGAGGATGGTACGTTAAAAGTAACATCCCCTGAAGGGTACGTAAGTGTATCTAAAGCAGGAGACGCAGTTAAATTAGTAGATAGATTAGAATTCAGTAGGGCTAACTTTAGTGGAGGACAAACAAGTACAAAAAAATGAAATTATTTAAAGAATATTTTAAAGAAAATAGAGCAGTAGACTCACTCAGAGGTTGGGAGCATGATGATGCAAAAAGTTATGCTGTGAATCTTATTAATAAGTTTGGCGAGCCTGATGAAGTAACTGAGAATATGCTACTTTGGAATAATATTGAACCACCTTTCGAATCAGTCTATATTAAAGATGAGAGTATACCACATGAGTTTCCTGCACCGCATAGAGATTATGTATATTCAACTATGATTATTGATGTACCTGCTGATATGCTTGATACGTTAGGATACGTTACAGGTAGTATTATATATGACGGTCTTAAGAAAGAGGTTACTGCAAGATGTGGTGACCTGTATGCTAATGCAGCTACATTAGGTTTTGTAAGAGATATGGTTGATGGTAAAGTTTCAACTGATTTTGAGATAGCTAAAAAAGAGTATGCTAATAGAATACAAGAAGCGCCTTTACCAGATTGGTACCCTAACAGTATGGAGGAGTAATTATGAGAACATTTAAAGAATATTTCGAACAACAAGAAACAGCAGCAGATACAATCGCGTTATTACCTGGAGGATTTAAACCTCCTACTAAAGGTCATTTCCAAGCTCTTAAGTATTTGTTAGATGATGCTGATAAAGGTGTAGTGGTAATCGGCCGTAAAGAACGAGATGGTATTACTGCTGATCAGGCAAAAGCTGTATGGGAGATATATTCTAAGTATTTAAATAAACCTATCGATATTACAGTCGCAGATGTTACACCAGTTCGATCTGTTTATGAGTTTGCAGAAAATAATAAAGAATCTAATATAATTGTAGGTGCTGGTGATAAAGATGAAGATATGAAGCGGTATGATTATTTTAGTAGAAATATCGATAAATATCCATTAGTAAATGTAATTAAAATCCCTCTACAGTCAGAAGGTATATCAGGTACTGCTACTAGAGAGCTTATCAATACAGATATAGATAAAGCTGTTAAATATTTTACGCCAGAAGGTATTTCTGATGTACATGCTAAAGATATAAAAGAAATATTAGATCACCCGGGTCGTGGGCTACCAGAAGAAGATGCAGAATATCGTGGTCGTAAAGTAACTCTTAATAAACCTACAAGAGGGGATGTTAAGAAGTTTAAGGTTTATGTTAAAGATCCAAAAACTGGTAATATAAGGAAAGTTAATTTTGGGCATGGTGGTACCTCTGCAAAAAGAAGGGGTGAAAAGACGATGAAAATACGTAAGAGTAATCCTAAAGCTCGTAAATCATTTAGAGCTAGACATAACTGCGATAATCCAGGACCGAAAACAAAAGCAAGATACTGGTCTTGTAAAAAATGGTAGGAATGGTGTAGTTTAGCATAAATATTGTTATGCAGCATAACAATTGGAGTAAAGATAGAGATTTGCTTTCTGAAGCTTATATGACTATACCAGTGCCAGGTCAAGATGAAGTTGTCTTAGGTATCGATACCGGTGATAATACTGACCATCATTCAGATCAAGGGTGTTGCGGTGATGATGAATGTTCGCATAAAGAGCATGATTCTTCTGAAATACATATGGCATTAGCTCAGCTAAGAAAAACAAAGGATTATGCTAGTAAGATAGAGGATATTATTAAATCATCAACTGGTTTAAAAGGATGGACTGCATCAAAGATTACTAAAGCATCTGATTACTTATCATCTGTATATCATTGGCTAGATTATGATGAAAATAAGGATGATCATGGTTCTCCCGATAGTCACTTTAATGCAGGTCATGAAGATTACGAAGAAAGTTATTAATAGTAATTTATTATGCAAAAGTTTAGACAATTTTTCGAAGAAAGAGCCGTGCTCGGACTAATAGAGTTTTTTGATTTAGACGGTGTCGGTAAGATACCGGCGAAGCTTGATTCTGGTAACGGTGCATATAATGTACTCCATGGAGAAGACATACAAGAACAAGGTAATAAGGTATTCTTTAGAACAGTTAACGGTAAAACTTTACTAAAGGATAAGAAAGGTGAAGTTTCTATTAACGTTGGAGCTGGTAATATAGAGCATAGACCTGTAGTAGAGTTTGATATTAAAATTGGAGACAAAGAACATCTCAAAATACCTTTTTCCATAGGTAATAGATCTACAAACCTCTACAAGATTTTAGTGGGTAAAGATTTTATCGAGAAGAAACTTAATGCACTTATTGATGTAACAGCTGAAGATATTGCTGGTAAAAATTTAGAAGTAGAGTATGATTAATTTTAAATTATTCTATGAGAGTAACTGGTATAATGATACTTTACCAGAACGTTTTTGGGACGATGATAAGTTTGATCCTGAAGTACGTGACAAACTTTTAAAGATTGCAGCAGATGTCGCTGATAAGGCTGGTGTTGCAGGTGAAGTGCAAGATGTACAATTAACTGGCTCAATGGCTAACTACAACTATACTAAATATTCCGATTTAGATGTACATATATTATTAGACTTTGCAGATATAAACTCAGATGAAGATTTAGTACGAGCTGCATTAGACGGTAAAAGATTCATTTGGAATTTGCGTCATAATATTAGCATAGGTGGTCATGATGTTGAATTATACTTCCAAGATATGGAGGATCCGCATGTAGCATCTGGTCTATTTTCTCTTCTTAAAGATGAGTGGATTACAGTGCCAACGTATGACCCACCGACAATCGATGAGAACGACGTTCAGCGTAAAGCTGGTAGTGTTAAAGGGCATATTGATGAACTCGAAACAGCAGCACGATCAATTAATTCACCTGCAGAGTTAGCAGAACTTACTGGCATAGCTGCAGCATTAAGATCTAAAGTATCTTCTATGCGAAAAGACTCCCTTGCAGCTTCTGGTGAGTTTGGTATTGGTAATTTAGCATTTAAAGAGCTAAGAAACTCTGGTTATATAGAGAAACTTATTGATGTTGCTAATTTACTATATGATAACCAATATACAGACTAATACCAATATGGCTTATCACGCTTCGTCCATGTTGCGAAGGTTTTATCAATTTTGATATAATGCTTATACTGCTCAATAACTGGTAGTTTATTAAAATCTTTTACGACCTTTCTACATTCGCTTACCTCGCTAATAGCTACCACATAAGGTGTTTGAGGTATCTTATCTATTGATGTTTTATCAATATTATCCTTACACCATTGAATGAACGTTTTTGTATAATGCTCTTTTGACTCCGGCCATCGATGCATCCTTTCTGTAAACATTTCTAAAGTATGATCTACTAACCATTCAAAGTTATCCTTCGATTCTCTTGCCCATTTTGAGCATTGATGTTTAGCATATCCCTTACCACTCTTTCTAGGTTTACCGGTAGATGTTCTCGGTGTATCTGGATGATTAAGAACTTCCTGATCAAATGCATGCGCTAGCATAATAGCACCTTCAATCTGCATTTTACTTCTAACATGCTGATCACATAGATTTCTAGCAGCGACAATTGGATCATCATCGGTTACGAAAATATTCATACCTAATTATATGATAGTTCCTTATGCTGTATACTATCTCAAACCAGTAGATTCAAAAACATCTCTTGTAACACCAGCAGTAAAGCCACCTTCTATACCTTTAACAATAACTGATACAGCGTTATGACTATGCAGACTTTCATTATGAGATGCTACAATTTTAAAGTCTTTAATACGCGGTTCACTAGTAAGCTTCTGATAAAGTAATCTAACTGCATCTTCAACAAACTTCAAGTAAGCACCATTCTTCTCTGCAAACGCTTGCTCATCTTCTCTCTTAACCATAACTTGCGTTTCAGTCTGTAGAGCAGCTAAGCATAACTCTTGAATATCTTCAATCCAAAGCATATCATCAAATTTAACACTTACACGAGCAACGCTTCTTTGACTATGAGGTACAGTAGCACGATTACGATATTTTTCTGCATGCTCACTCAATTCAAAACTACAAGGACATGCTGATGAATAAACAAAATCAAAATGAATATACTTCTTAAACTCACCATCTTTAGTCAAATCACCTTCGAAGACAACATCATAGTATTGATATCCTTCTAGACCACTACGTAAACTATTTTGCTTGATAGGATATGATATCTTAAGCATTATACGTGAATCAAAGCATTTAAGATTATTTCTATATGTCTCTAAAACATCTTTAATCTTATCCATACTAAACGTCTCGTCTTTATGATCATAAAAACTTCTCATAATACGTGACATATTAATACCTTTTTTATGTGCCTCTAAACTTACACTACCAGTTACACTAGTTTCAAGTTCTATAGTTTTACCATTTCTCTTTTTATATGTTAAGGGTAATTTAAAGTTATGAATACCTACCTGTTGAATAGGTACAGCAGCTCCTTGAATTAAGCTAGAAGGACCATTTTGTAGATCAGGTAACGAAGATATATATTTCTTATCAGCTTTGATATTATCATCATAGATTCTTGTAGGAGGAAAGTAGCTCTTACTATATTCTTCTCCCATTATTTCTCTTGCAACAATATCCTTCTCACCGGTAAGTTCATCATCCTCACCTAGCCATTCGTAACCATTATCATTCTTAACCATATCGTTATATATATTATATACTATAGAATTCGTATATCAAGAATAAATATTTACATAATATGAAAAAAATGTCACAGAAGGAACTACTACGTGAAGGCTTTGGATCAGCACTAATAGGAGCGGCAAAAACTGCTGCATCTACCGCCGGTAAAGCTGCTTTAGGAGCGGCAAAAGCTGTTGCAAGGGATGCAGCCCCGGTTACTTCTGGTGTAGTTTCAGACGTTGTTCGAGCTTTAACACCTGAAGAAGAATTATTTGCAAAATTAGATAGTAAGTTAAAAGCTGACCCGAATATAGATACATTTAATATTACACACCATGATAAAAAGTCCAATACATGGGCAGCTGAAGTTGCTGATGGTGAAACTAAATTTTATAGACTAGACGGTGATAACTTCGAGGAAATAACTCTTACACCGGGAGAACAGGCAGGTATAATAAACCCTGGTAATGCTACTCCGGATCCAGAACCTGGCAAGGGCTCAGGCTCAAAAGGTGGCCAAGCTCCAAAACCAGGAGGAGTCTCAAAGCCACTACCAAACCCAAAACCAGGAGGAGTCTCAAGGCCACTACCAAACCCAAAACCAGGAGCAAAGCCAGGAGGCTCAATATCACTGCCAAACCCAAAACCAGGAGCAAAGCCAACGCCAGGAGCAAAGCCAAAACCAAAGCCAAAGCCAAAACCAAAGCCAAAACCAGGGGGAGTCTCAAGGCCACTACCAAACCCAAAATCAGGAAAGGGTGGAGGTCGTCGACCGAAACGGCCGAAATCTCCAAACTCAGGCTCTGATCCCGGCACGTCGATTACTATGCAAGGGCCTGATATGACACAAAATACCGGCGCCACCACTATAATTCAAGCTGATCAACAATCTCAAAAAGATATAATTAAAAACTCACGCGCAAAAAAATTAAAACCTAAAAAGAAAAAACCATCAGCTGATGATAACTTTAGAGATAATTTCGACAAGATCGATTTCAGCAAGAAGAGTTAGCAATCTTAACGTCTATTTAATAATTTATTTATTTCTTTATATATCGATAGTTGCAATTAATTATATTATCGATAAATGGACTGTAGGGGTGAAAGAAAAGAGGCATAAATTTCTCTAAAAGCTAGTTGATTTTAATAATGTCACTATTATAATATATATATGGAAAATTTTACTAGTAAGTGGCAGAGTACTAAGATGTTAGAATTAGGTAGTACGGCTTTTAGACAATGGAAAGCTGATCATTCGCATTGTAAATATCTACATGGCTATCAGCTTAAAGCTAAATTATGGTTCGGTAGTAATAGTCTAGATGATAAAAACTGGGTAGTAGATTTTGGTGCTCTAAAAGATCTCAAGACACATCTAAATGATAAGTTTGATCATACAACTACTGTCGCTGCAGATGATCCGGAATTAGAAACATTTAAAAACTTAGATAAATTGGGTCTAATTCAATTAAGGGTATTTGAAGATGGTGTTGGTATTGAAAAAGTAGCAGAGGTTGTTTATAATGACGCAAATGATTTTGTTAATAGTAGAAGTGAAGGAAGGTGTTGGGTAGATAAGGTTGAAGTATACGAACATGAAGATAATTCAGCTACGTATGCTCGGGTTGTTGATGAAACTACAGGTGATGCTATAAGAGATGCTTTAAAAGAAAAGACACCAGCACCTATTAAGGCTAAGGTAGATGCAGATATTGCTCCTAAGGATAATAAAATACCGGCGCAGGTAGGTAATAAGGTTACACAAGGTAAATCTAACTGGTTTGCTGGTACGTCATGGGCTAATAATTAATTATACAGTGGAGGGCGATAGTAAAAAGTCTAACTACTTACCCTATCCAAGATCAACACTTAGTCCATGTATTGTACCTAACGATCTCACATCATTTAAGTCTCGAGGTGCTTCTAAAGTACAAAAAGCTTTAAGGCAACAGCTTAAAGAATTACGTGAGCAGTATGAGAGTATTGTTGATGAATTTAATTGGAATAAGTTAGTTTACGAAGCACACTATAATTTTGAACCTATCTTAGGTGAAACTTACTATCTATATGAAATATCTGATAGTATGAGATTATCATTAATATCACCAGCGGAATGGAGCCATAAGTATATAGGTTCATTCCGACTAGATTCTGATGGTCGATGGAATGTAATTGAAGTTGCTGAAGGGTTTGATCTTGAGCAGTTTATTCAACTAGATTAAGTACCTAGGGTAGAACATATAAATTTAAGAATTTTACTTCTCATAATTTCAGAATTATGAAACTTAAATGAATATATACCTTTTTCCACACTTTCATCTTTATTAAATTTATCAAAGATAGTTTTAAATCCTGATTTATTACCGATATCAGCTTGTTGGCAGTCACCAGCTATAATGTATTTACTATGTCTTCCAAATCTGGTAAGAATAGTTGTAAGCTCGCTTTTTGTAAGATTTTGAGCTTCATCTACAATAACAACTGATTTATTAAACGTTAAACCTCTTACAAAATTTACCGGTATAGCTTCAATAATACCACGTTGTCTGAGCATATTACTAGTGCTATTGTTAGTTATTTCTTGAACCTTTTCTAGTAATGGCATAGCATATGGTAGAAATTTATCATCTACCTCTCCAGGTAAAGATCCTAAGCTTTTTTGAGCTGACTCTGCAACTGATCTAATGTATATGAGCTTGTCAAAAGAACCATCATATATCATTTCTAACGCTGCGTAGACAGCTATATATGTTTTCATAGTACCTGCTCTACCATCAACAAAAGCCATCTTTGTAGTTGCTTCTTTTAAACAATCATAAAACAACTGATGTTTCGCATTAAAATAGAATGGATTTTTAAGCTTAGTTTCTGCTCCATAGAGCCAATGGTTGTTATCAAAGTCATTATCTTCATTTGCAAAGGTAATTTCTTCCCGACGCGTTGAAACTGTTTTTTTACTCAATATAATAATATTTATACTTGAATATTGAAATGTATACGTTATATTATAATATATATGATAGATTGTGATAAAGAATATTTGTTACTCGCTGGCGAGAATCAAGAACCGGAGGTGTTCTATACAGTTGAAGGTGAAGGTGAATATGTAGGTTATCCTTCTGTCTTTCTTAGATTATTCGGCTGCAATCTAACATGTAAAGGTTTTATATCAGAAGATGCTCCATATGGATGTGATTCGTTTATCTCTTGGTCTCAAAAGAATAAACTTACATTTAATGAGTTATTTGAATTATTAGAACGTAATAAATTTGTTGATCATTTAAAAGCTGGTGCAATCTTTAAATATACTGGTGGTGAACCTATGGTGCGTCAAAAACAATTACTTAAATTTACTGAAGCATTTATTGATAAGTATAAATTTACTCCACGTATTGATTTTGAGACTAATGCTACAATGACTCCTAAGCAGGAGTGGGTAGATAAATACAATGCAACTTTTACTACATCGCCTAAACTTACGACAAACGGTGATCCAGAGAGTAGAACATATAAGCCAGAAACACTTAAATGGCATAAAGAGAATGGGTCAGGCTTTAAGTTTGTTATTCAAACATCAGAAGATATTGAAGAGGTATGGCGAAAATATGTAGACGATAGTGAAGGAGTTAATATACCTCTTAATAGAATTTGGTTGATGCCGTGTTGTGGATCACGGGAAGAGCATATTGAGAAGGCAGAAGTTGTAGCTGAATATGCTAAGCAACTACATGTTAATTTTTCGTCACGATTACATTTACTACTCTGGGATAAAGCCTTAAGAGTTTAAACAATTTACTAAAATATATTATGAGAATATCAATCTCCGGAGCACAAAATACGGGAAAATCTACATTAGTTCGTAGTTTTCTACATACATGGACAAACTATAATACACCTAAAGAAACATATAGGCAAAAGTTAAAAGAGTCTAATCTAGATCATTCATCAAACACAACACCAGAAACTCAAAAAGTAATTCTGGATAGTATGATCGATCATATGATGAATAGTACAGTAGATGATAATGTTATTTACGATAGATGCCCGTTAGATGTTTTATGTTATACAATGTGGGCTGGTGAAAAGGGTGTAACTGGTTTTAATGATGAATTTCTCACAGAACAAATTAATATTGTTAAAGAGTCTATGAGATTTTTAGATATTATATTTTTATGTAAATATAATAATAATTTAGATCCTGTTGCAGATGATCAAAGAGATATAGATAGGGGTTATATTACAGAGATGAATAATATATTTGAATCTCTTTATCAGCAATATAAACAAAATTTAGAAGCAGATATATTCTTTCCAAAGGATGATTCACCATGTGTTATAAAGCTACCTAATAAGCAGCAACAAAGAATAGATATGATATCTGAATATGTAACACCTGAAGGTGCTATGTATGGTGACGAAGATTCTATTCTAAATCCTGATAATATTGCAGATCTAGAAAGACTAGTAATGCAGCAAAAAGCAGCTCAAGAGAGTGAAAAAGCTCAAGAGGAATTATTTAACAAGTTTGGTATATCAGATGACAAATAACTGCACCTTATATGCCCCGTGTTCCGGATGCTGCTACAACCAAATTTCCAACTCGACTGCGCTGATACTCAAAAGACCCGTTTGATCCAGCTCCTAATGCTGCTCCATCCGGCCAATAAGGCCCATTCCTGCGACGGTCGAAGATTCTGAACCCTAGGGTGGTTAGAAAATTACCGTCGGCATCTTTGGAATCATATTGTAAGCGGGAAGGTTTCAAAGTGACTCCGGTGTCTGCCCTATTCAAAATATCCAAGCAAATATTGTAAGGTTCGTAAAATATAATTCTTCTAATATCACAGTTGTGACCAGCCACAATACAAGTATCACAATGTTGAAGATTCCATCCTGCTACTGACGTCATTGGAAGTGACCCGCTTACCAATTCAATACCAACAGGTATATATGCTAGCATTCCACGTAGAGGCAGGCCAACCGGATTGGTAATTGAAACTGCAGAACCACCTTCAGTCGCAGAAATTGTTATTGTGTCGGCATCTACAACGCTTTGAACATAATAAACAACGCTGTTCGATCTACTACCATCTTGGACTAAATTTGATGAGGCAAACGCTGCTACAGTATTAGCAGTTTCTTTATTACCTTCATGAAACCCTAAAACTACAGGTTGATTAACTGAAAACCCATGGTTGCGCCAAGTGATGTTAGCTCCTGTTACAGTCAAGTCTCTTCCAAAGGATTCTACTGTTTGAGTCTGAGACGCATTAATAGTTCCATTAGCTAAATCTGTGTAAAAGCCTACACATCTAATACCACGACTTTCTGACGTAATTCCATAACTTATTAAATGAATATGAGATGCTTCTAATCCATAAGTACCACTAGGAATGTCAATTCCTCGGCGACTTGATCCACTAACCCAAAGTTTTTCAATCTTTGTACCTTCTCCCATGTTCTCTAATCTGATTGAATCAATGTCTACACTACCAGCAGACCACAATCGAACGAAGAATCCAAATAAAGAGCTAGCAAACTGAATACCATTTACAGATGTGTCTTTACCTCCAAAATGGATAGCAGCATCACCATCAGACCAATCACCACAGTAGAAATTTATCCGAGTTGCCTGTTCTCCCCACCCTGTTATTCGAACGTTTCCGTAGTTAATACCACCACCAGTAGCAAGCTCCGGAAATGTCCAAGCATTTTCAAAAGAATAATTACCTGGTGGAAAATCTATATGAATCTCTTTATTGCCAGTGTTTGTGTTATTGCTTTCAGCTTTTTTCATGAACGCAAACTCTTTGTCATAAAATCTCTGCCAACTATTATCACCATCTAGTATACCTTCTATTGTAAACGTTGTGTCAGTAACACTAGTAACTGTATTAGGAGTACCAACCACTAAACCATCAACTCCACCAGTAAACATTACCTTGTCACCTGCTATCATGGTGTGATCTGCTGTAACGGTTCCATTAACAAATTTTTGACTAGCGCCAGACTCACCGGTTATTCCAAACCATGGAGCATGAACTAAACCTTTACCGAAGGTACCTATAACTTGACCTGTACTATTACGTCCATCGAAAACATGTTGACCGTATGGGGCAGGTTGGTTATTAAGTATTAGCGTACCATCCACCCGAATTAAAGCTCCAGAAGTGACACGTAACATGATTCTTCTAGGGATTTCAATATTACCGGTAATCGTAATATTTTCTGTAATAACAATTTCACTAACTTGGTCGGTGCCAGTACGGGCGATTGCTGCACTAATATCAGCCTCTGTTTTAATTACCACCCCACTACTACCAGATAACGCACTTGATAACTCACTTGATAATGCCACGATATCAGTAGCGTTTTGGGTAATCGTGGTACCGAACGTAGTATTATCTAAACCAACAATAAAATTGTCGAAAGCTAGTGTTTTTGTACCTTCTGTATCTTCTATAATAAATAGATCTCCAGGAGTTAGAGAAAATGCCTCTGGCAGCTCTTTTATATTATAAATTAATTTATCATTATCTGAACACGGCATAATAATATTTATACGTTATTTATAACTTATATCAAAATATATTTGCGCATATTAAGATCATATATATGATATATAGTTGAAATATTACCTATAGACATTAAATTATGTTAATGATTGTACCTCGACTAAAGGGTGGGTTAGGTAACCAGTTATTTCAAATTGCTGCTGCCTATTCACATGCGTTAGATGTAGAGGATAATTTTGCTATAAATTATAATATAACTCATTATTTAGGGCAAGGGGAACAATGTATAAAATATAGAGATAATATTTTTTCTAAAATTAACTCGACAAATATAATACCACAAGATCATTATACAGAAGTTGACTTTTCCTATAAGCCAATTCCTAACAGGAAAAATTTATTACTAGACGGTTATTTTCAATCTGAAAAATATTTTTCTAAAAATATAACCAAAATTAAAAAATTATTTGATTTTTCTTGTGTTAAAGAAAATAAGCAATATTCCGATCTTAAAAATAAAGTAGTTTTACATATCAGACGCGGTGATTATTTAGAAAATAGTGCACATCACCCAACAATACCGGTAGAATATTATAAAAAATGTTTAGATTTTATAGATGTTAAAACCCCAACAATTCTAGTCGTTACTGATGATATAAAAACTGTAAGTAGGGAATTTGTAGATATTGATTTTATCCATGTAAACGGTAAAAATGAAATAGAAGATTTCTACTACATAATGAATGCAGATTATATTATAGGTGGTAATAGTTCTTTTGCATGGTGGGCTGCTTATTTGAGTAATAGTAAAAGATGTATTTTTCCGGAGGTGTGGTTTGGACCGGCTGGGCCTCAAGACTGGAGTGATATATACACAGATAAATTTATTATTAAATGAAATACGATTTTAAAGAGTTATCCTTTATTATACATTTAAGAGTTGATGTTCCGGAAAGGTTGCGTAATTTAGAAGTGGTTTTAGAATATTATAATAAAATATGTAAAAATTTAGAGTTTATTATAGTTAATGATGATGTTAAGCCAGAAAGCAAACTAAAATATTTTTATGATAAGTATAAAAATATAAAGGTATTATTTTTAAAAAACAACTCTTACCATAATAAGAGTTTATCCCTTAATTCAGCTTTTAAAGAAACTTCGAGAAAAATTATAATTGCTCATGATACGGATGTTATTATTGATCCTAAACATATCCTTCAAGGTGCAGATGATATATTAAACGGTAGGTCGGAGCACGTATACCCTTATAACGGTCTTTTTTGCACTGTTAAAGACAATCTTGTACAGAAATTTAAAAATTCCTTAGATGTTAATACATTTTTATCTAATAAACCAACATCAAAAAATTTAATTAATTGTTATGAAAATAATTATATTTTTATAAACAGTACTGAGAGTTGTGGAGGATGTGTGATGTATAGTTCTGATATATATAAAAAGGTGAACGGTTATAATCCTAAATTTATAGGGTGGGGCTATGAGGATGATGAAATGGCATCTAGGGTTAAAAAATTTAATGCAATGACTTCTCGTGTTAGTGATAAAGACGCTATAGCTTGGCATATGCCTCATCCTAATTCAATAAGAGGTAATAACCCCTATATAGATCAAAATCATAAATTAGTTACTTATACACAATCAGCAACTTTAGAGGAATTACAAAAATATATTAAGGAATGGAAACTTTAAATAAAAAAATTGGAATTGCTGTTATAACATGCAATAGGCCGGAATTTTATAAAAAATGCATTAACTCAATTCAAGATGAGTGGTATGATGAAATTATTACTATTAATGATGGTAATAGTGAAGTAGATTCTATTAAAGGTGAAATAATTAGTTCTAGATCTAGAGGAGTCGGTTATGCTAAAAATGTAGCATTTCGCAAATTATTGGATAGTGGTTGTGATTACATAATTTTAGTAGAAGACGATATGCTATTTAAAAATAATTTATTTGAAGCATATATAGACGCTCATAAAAAGACTGGGCTACATCATTTTATGTTTGGGTATCATGGGCCGGCAAATAAAAACGGTATTAGTGGTGGTGAGCCGGCTCCAAGAAAAATTATTGATTATGGGGAGTTAAAGATCGCGTTAAATTATCATTGCGTAGGTGCTGTTACTTTTTATACTAAACAATGTTTAGAGGATATCGGATTACATGATGATGAACTAATAAATGCTTTTGAGCATGTTGAGCATTCCTACAGATTAGCAAACGCTGGTTATTCCACACCCTACTGGTGGTGGCCTGATATAGCTAATAGTTTAGATTATGTTGAAGAGCAAGCATGCTCTGAAGATAGTTCTGCTATTAGACCGCGTAAAGATTGGCAGAGCAATATTGAAAACTCGTACAAAGTTTTTCGTAGGAGACATAAATTATACCCTACAGAAGTACCAGATGTAAATATAGCAGAAGTTTTAGATGTGTTAAAAATACGAAAGCCTAAGGAACCTATATCTTTTATTGTCCATTATAGAGAAGATACAGAAGAACGTAAAAAGAATTTTGATATTGTTTATAACTATTATAAAGCTATATACCCCAGTTGTGAGTTCGTATTTGTAGAAGATGGTCCGGAAAAAACTATAGAGCATCTTGTACGTGATGAAGATCAATATATCTTTAATAAAAATGATGATGTTTATAACAAATGTAAAAGTTATAATATAGGTTTAAACAAATCTATCAATAATATAGTTTGTTTTTTAGATATAGATTGTATTGTTAGTATTGATAGTTTATCAAAAAGTATAAAGATAGTTAATACATTAGAAGATTCTATTTGTATTGGTTATAACGGTATTGCAATTTATGCAGAATATAACTTAAAAGATGGTGTTACTAATACTAAATTTTCGAAAGGAATATATAAATTATATGATTATTTACAATCTAAAGTAGATTCATCTAATATTACTAATTTATATAGTACAGATTTATATACAGTTGGTAATATAAATGCTGTAGGTGGATGTCTTATCGGTAAACGTGATACCTTTTTAGATATAAATGGATTTAACCCAAATTTTATAGGTTGGGGATTTGAAGATAATGAAATTTTATCACGCGCTGGTCAGTTAGGTAAAACGGTTACAAATATAATGTCGAAAGATAGTACGTATTTTCTATTTCATTTACCGCATGAAGATACTTATAAAGTAGCGTTAAATGATAAAAGTGATCATAAATTTTACGCGCATAATGCGAGAGAATGGAAAGATGTGTCTGAAATGACAGAAAATGATCTTATAAAATATATTAAAACATGGGACTTAAAAAATTAAACTATTTTACAATATAATTTGCATATCTATAAATTAACTATATAATAAAATATCTATCATGGTTGAAGTAAATATAAGAGATAAAAGCTTTGGAGATGAAATATCATCATGCCATAAAGGAATTAATAAACATGTTAAATGGAACTTTACTAATAACCGGGTAAGTGATACGTGCTTTTTAACGGATATGTGCCTGCAGGATATTCATAAGGCAACCGGTATAAAACGTAAAGTAGCATGGTTATTAGAGCCTAATGCCATACATTCACAAATGTATGAATGGATTCAAACCAATAATAGATTGTTTGATTATGTTTTAACTTTTGATAAGTATTTACTATCTAAAGGCGAAAATTATTTATATTATCCACATGGTAGATGCTGGATTAATAATTACGAAGATGTGGAGAAGGAGAATAAAGTTTCAACTATAGCATCTGATAAAAATTGGACTGAAGGTCATCAGTTAAGACATCAAGTTATTGATAGGTTTAAATATAATATAGATGCGTTTGGTCGAGGATATAAAGTGGTGGAAAATAAAGAAGAAGCATTATTACAATATATGTTTTCTATTACTATTGAAAATTGTAGACAACAAGGTTATTGGACTGAGAAAATTGTAGATTGTTTTGCTACTAAGACAATTCCTATATTTTGGGGAGATAACGCTGTAAATGATTTTTTTGATCCAGATGGCATTATATACTTTAACGATATTAAAGAGTTAGGTAATATTTTAAAAGATTTAGAAACTAATGGAGAAGAAATATATAATTCTAAAAAGGCAGCTATAGAAAAAAACTTCTTAGCAGTGGAAAAATATAGAATTCCTGAAGATTGGATGTATCTTAATTATACATTTTTATTCAATTAGACAAAGCTTTAACTTATGGAAAAGAATTGTATAATTAGACAGCCTGCAGGGTTAGGCGATATTTTTTATACTCAAAAAATTGCTAAAAAAATATTAAGTGAAAATAAAGCTAATATTGTCATTTGGCCGGTTATTGATAATTTTATTTATTTAAAGGATTATTTAATAGATGAAAATATAAAATATGTAAAATTATCAGATTTTGTAAAACCAATAAATTCTTTTGAAGTTCAATTAGATGGTATTCATGAATACCTAAACACTACAACTATTATGCTAGCTAAGTATGAATCTGTAGGTTTAGATCCTAGTGATTGGGCTAATTATTTTAAATTCGAACGTAATATTAAACGAGAAGAGAGACTATATA